TGCCTCATCCACTACCAGGTTTAAGTGGTAGGGTAGTAGCTAAGAGGAATGATGAGTGGGCTGCTTATGTTTTCACTAGTGTGGGGATTAAGGAACTCCAAGAGATATGTGGTGATGGTTTAGTAGTAACCGCAGATCATAACTCAAGAGAGATGTATGCTTATGACATGTGGGTGTAACCACTTGTTTGGCCTCACAGGGTCTTGATGTTATATTTAGTCATAATTAAAAAACGTTAGCACATGAAACATATGGTAATGATTGACGCCATTGAGATGGCACAGTTAGCTAAAGAAGGAATTCAAGAAGTACACGAACAACTTGTATTGTGTAGCCAAGAACTTAATCAACCCATCTCATATTCTGAGTCGGAGGAAATTATTGAACAGATGATGGAACTACAAATACATCAAGCCGCATGTGAGAATGCTTTGAAAGCAATAAACAAGTTCATTAAGGAAAATAAATTCATTTTAAACTAAGGTTTGGCCCTAGGAGGAATGGATGTTATATTTAGGAAATAATAATAATTAAAAACATAAACACATGAACAGCATGGTAGATCAAATTCACGGTTATTACACATATTCAAACTGTTGTGGATATGGAGTTATACTTTCAGATTGTGGGGAATCAGCAAAACTAGTAATGAACAATGAAGATTGTGATGTTACGGATTGGTTAGATATTGAATATGTCTTTGATGAAGATGAAGGTGAATTCACACCTGTGATTGATCCTAATGGATTTAATGTGCCACTAAATTTAGTAATAAGAGCCTCAAACTAAGGTTTGGCTTCATAGAGAAGAGATGTTATATTCAGATATAAATTAAAAAATATAAATACATGACAAATCAAAACATTGCAGATTCAGTTATTAAGATTTTCTTTGAAGTAGGAATTGATGGTGAAACAATGGAGTACATCATTGACAAAATGGGGATGCGAGATCAAATGATCAAACAGTTGACACCCCAAAACGATATTGTTGAACTAGAACGAGGTGAAGAAATAATGGTTAGGTTCACAAGAAAACAGTTGATTGAGTACACTCGTGAAATCCAAGAACGTTGTAAACAAGCATCACTTGAAGCTATACGGAATGCAGGAATAGGTTTTGATGATATGGTTGAGCTAGAAATGTATCACGATAGAACAATTGAGGTTAATTTTGATGAATCTTCATTATATAAAGAAATAGAATGTGCTATTGATGATGTTGTCACAGATGATGATGATGCTGTATTAGATGAAGCATGTAATGTGCTTGATCATCTAGCCGAAAAATAGTGTGTGTGTGTTATTATTTTAATTATGAGCAGTTTGGGCACCTAGGTGCCCTTCTGTTTGGCCTTATCGGATCCTGATGTTATATTTAGCCATAATTAAAAACACATGAATATGAGAGAAGATTTGATTAACAGAGTAATTGATTTGCAGATCAAGTGCAACAACATGATTGATGCTTATGGTGAGTGTGATGTTGAAACTGCTGATGAGGTGATCAGGTTAGCCGATAGCTTGACCTTTGATGAGGCAAGTGAGTTCATAAAGCGATATGAACAACGTTTGGCTTCCAGATAAGGGGATGTTATATTCAGGTATAATTAAAAAACGTTAACACATGACAAAAAAGCAGAAGAAAACATTAGCTGAAATGTTAAAGAACCAAATTGAGGTGACTGACAAAATGTTTGAGAACCGAGAGCAAGAATACGCTTACATAATCGGTTACCTGAAAGGTGTGGTTAAGATAACTATTGATCAGTTGGAATCATAGGTTTGGCTTCACGGGGGAGGGATGTTATATTTAGTTCATAATTAAAAACAGTAATAACATGACAAAGACAGAAATTAAAAAACACATCAACAAATCAGTTTATGCATTCGTTGAAGCACTAGGTTACCAGATATCAGATGACAACGATGGTTCATATGTTACGTTCTCAAAAACCAACTTCAAGTCATATGATGACATGATTGACTATCATCGCTCATCACATCATGCTGATGTTTTGAAATGGGCATGTGATGAAAGTAAGACCGATGCTGATAAGATCAATGAGTTTGTGAGTGTGTTGAAGCAGGATATTAAATTCAAACAAGCCATTATGGAAGGTGATGTAGAATAAGATCCCGCGGCTGCGCCGCAGTACACGGTACGTACATATACAGTATATGTATATTACGCTCCCATGCGCGTTATGGTCCATATAACCGGCTACCGGATCTTCCTGTGCGAATGACCACAAAACAGATCGTATACGATCTTTGCGCGCCGATTGTATATACATATATACGCTACATAGCCACCCACACATTTTCAGACTAACCCTTTGCACCACAAATGGCGAGACCCAAAATCTCTCTTTTATAAAACTTTTTGGCATCGACCAAATATATAAGTATATTTGTATATATGTATAGAGATAAACTTTCACTTAATGAAGCCTTATACTTAGAAAGTATAGGTGAGATAACCATATTAGATCCATCTAATAACACCAGCCATCACTCTCAATCTCAAGTGTGGAAAAACAACTATTCCGCGCTTAGATCCAAGTTTAGACATGTGGATACAAGCCGGTTTCTTACGTTTGTAAGAGCAAAGTATCTCATTGAAATCCCTTTAACCGAGTGTGAATGGGATTTTGTTTACGGACTCGAAAACATAGATTTCCTTCGCTCCACCAAAGACAACATTGAATATATCTACGTTCTCACTAACCCAGGATATCCAGACTTAGTCAAAATAGGAATGACAGAACGTACTGTAGAGGGTAGAGTCAGGGGTATTAACCGAACAGCTACTGTACATGAATGGGTTCCTAAATTTGCTCTCCCTGTATCTAAAGGTAATGCTTTTAGAGTTGAACAGCAAGTACACAAACATTTCTCTGATAAGAGAATTTCATCCGATCATGGTAATGAAAGGGAATTCTTTCAAATCAACCCACTAACTGCCTTTGATAAAGTACGCGAAATAGGAGCATTATTTCAAGTAGGTAATCCAATCATATATTAGTATATCTGTATATACGTATTAAGGTGTGATGGTGAGAGGTCCACATATGGGGGCCTTTTTTCTATATATGTATATATAAATTGAAGAAAACGGACTTAGGACCGTTGTAGTTTAGGCTACTTAAGGCCCCGATGAATTCGCTACTCATCGGGGTTTCTTTTTTGTCTATAGAATATTTATAACCATGATAAAACTGACTGATTTACTCCGAGAACTAGATATCCGTAAGGGTAATTTAGGACAAGCATTTGTTAATGATAATGAATTGTATGAGAGTTTCTTTTACAATTTTGATTTTTATGGTAAATTCTCTTATAACTTTAACAGTAATAGTCCTGTAGATGAGTCTAAGTTAGAATTTAATGAGTTATCTGAAGTAGGAGACTATAAACTCATAGATCCTATTGGTGTGACAGGTACTACAAAATACCTAGTAAAACCATCTGCTAAAAACTGGAAAGAATATATTGTTGGGTCTGTAGATGTAGAAGAAGTAAAGGGTAAACCTTATGGGTTAAAAGGAGGTCAAGTTGTTTTAACATATATTAGTGAACTATATAGAGGCAAAGGATTAGGTTCTTTAATGTACTACATGGTCTTGGTTCACTACGGTAACCTTTTCTCCGATAATATCCTTTATGAGGGTTCAAGAGCTATTTGGACAAACAAAATCTATCCAGCTACTCAACTTGGAGGTTTCTTTGGAGTAGAAACAGGTGGGTTCTATGCCCCCCTAACTTTGGAGGATGCTAAGAATGATAAAATCATGGGAATGCAGGATATAGTCAGTTATATAGCTAGTACTAATCCTAGTCCTCAAATGATAAAGTTGCAGGATTATTTGGATGGTTTATCATTAAGTAAAGGAGAGTACGGTATCTACACCTATAAGAAATCAAGTGAAGAGTTTGATGAATTAGTATCTGATAGTGAGTCATTAGAAGATGTAATAACTGATCCTGATATGATTTATCATGATGTAGTAGCTAACGCTAATCCTGAGGCTATCCTGGTGAAGACAAGTAATTTGTTGTTTATTGTCACTAAAGACATGGATCTTATACCTGTTTAATTTTCAACGTTCTAGTGGATCTTCCACACTTCCTTCACCTCTTGTTTGGCTTCCGGGTGAGGAGATGTTATATTTAGTCATAATTAAATAATTAGAACATGATAGCAACAGCAGCATTTATTTGGATGGCATATTGCGCAGTATCACATGTACGCATTGATGCTAAAAAGAAAGGTGAAGATTTGTCACTCAAGTCTCAAGGTATTGGATATGTTATTCAAGTATTGTTTTACTGGATTATCACAGCAGCATTTATTATATAATTAAACACAAATAAAGGTTATGGAACAAAAACGTCGTGGTCGCCCACCCGGAACGGGCAAAAAGAAAGAAGTAGAAGTTCAATTGAACACAACTATCACTACTGAACCAAAGAAACGTGGTAGAAAAGCAACAGAAAAACCACATATTGTACTTCCTGATATGGTCATGGAAGGTGAAATTGAAGGAACTACAACAGAAAAGTTGAAATTCATGGCAATTCAAGTGAAACAATTGGATAAAACATTGGATTTAGAACCGTACAGAATGGATATCCGGATGAAGAAACACGATACTATTCAACGAATTTGCCACTTAATTGAAAGTCTTTAACAGGAGGCTTGGCTTCACAGGAAAAGGATGTTATATTTAGATATAAATTAATAATTAAATAAAAATAAAAGGTTATGTTAAACATTGAAAGCAACACATTTTTGACAGAGTCAGAAATCAAAGACAAAGCAAAATCAATTTTCACAGCTAAAGGTGCTCCAGGCACTAGTGAAAAATATGCTCACATTTCAACCTTCCAAATCATTCAGGATATGGAAAAGCTAGGTTGGGGAGTAGTTGACGCAAAAGAAGTACGCGCCCGTAAAGGTGATGGTTACCAAAAACACCTAGTTGTGTTTCGTAACAATGAGATTGTCATTAATGGAGAAGATGGTGATCATGCTTACCCACAGATTCTATTAACTAATAGTCATGATGGTAAAAACGCATTTACTTTCACAGCTGGTTTGTTCCGTATGGTATGTGAGAATGGTTTGGTTATTTGCTCTAAGGAGTTTGAAAATCTTAAGATTCGTCACTACGGATATGATTTTGAAGAGTTGAAGAATGTAATTGGTACAATGGTAGAGAAACTTCCACTAACTGTTGAATCAATGAATCAGTTCAAGAAAAAGAAACTTCGCAAAGAACAAATTGCTGAGTTTGCTAAGAAAGCAGCTGCAATTCGATTCGGAGCTGAACAGTTGGAAAACATCACAATTGATTTTGATGATTTGGTTACACCAACTCGTCCTGAAGATAATGGTGATGATTTGTGGAGTGTATTTAATGTAGTTCAAGAAAAGTTAGTACATGGTATGTTTGAATACACATCAGGTTCTAAGTTGCGTAAAGCAAGAAAGATTAAGAACTTCCGTCAGGACCTTGATTTGAATGCTAAACTATATGAACTTGCAGTTGAATATGCAGCTTAATTCTAAACAAGAATTACATCAGCTAATAAGTAAAGAGCTGAGTCTAGAACCAATTACCACCCACATAGACGAGTTGTGGGTGGTAGTTACTAGAACGTTACATAAAGGAATTAATGTGTCTAAAGAGAACATTATTGATTATTATTTGACATGTTGTAAGTATGATAATCTAAAAGATTAGTCATTTAGGTCAAGTGGCGGAATTGGTAAGACGCACTAAATGGTTATAGCATTAGGGGTAAAAAAAGGTATGTGTACACATCCTGGTTCCTATAATGGCAGCCCGTGAAGGTTCGAATCCTTCCTTGACCACTAAAGAATTGAGTCGCTATCAATTCCCCTATATTTACAATACTCAGCGTAAACTGCAGCACCCGGTGTGAGTAAATATAGGTTTATGCTTCCATAGTTAAAGGGATATAACCACAGATTTCTAATCTGTTATTCCTGGTTCGAGTCCAGGTGGGAGTACTACGGTTTATAATATTTATTGTAAACATACTATAATGAAAGCATTAACTGTGCTTCTAGCACTCCTAATAAAGGTTTCATTATATTCTCAATTCACCCCTACAAATCAAAGATTTAAAAATGAAGAATACAGACTATTCCTTCCAGGTCATAGTTGTATAATCATTGATTCACTCTCTAGAACAGATCAACTTTATAAGATTGATTTAATAGAGGAAGAAGACATATATGTTATCCAAAATAATGCTTTGAAATTTATTTGTAATCTTAAAGCTGGGGTAGTTGAAGTTTATTTTGATGGAAAATTTGAAGGTGAATATGCTATTAAATTTTGGGATAGCTATAATTTCTTTGTAATTAGAATACCATTAGCTCATGCCTCATATCATTTCTTTAGAGTCTACTCTCCAAATAAAGTTTGGTGATTAAAAACTTGTTATTATATTATTTATGATAAACAAGTCTATATGGATTTAAAATTCAAGTCATTGACAACTAGAAATGAAATTGATTTAATCCCATATATTAAAGACTTTTTATCTAAAAATAGTGATACAAGTATTTTCATAGGCAGTGATTCTCAAAATACAAGAAACACTACTTTTGCAACAGTAATTGTATTACATAATACTAGGAAGGGAGGACATGTTTTATATGTTAAAGATATAGTTCCTCTTATTAGAGATAGATTTAGTAGATTATGGAATGAGGTTGAATATTCACTTCAAGTAGCTAATTATTTAGTTGAACATGGAATACCAAAACCTAATTTTATAGATATAGATTTAAACCCAGACCCAAAATATAAATCAAATCAAGTGTTACGAGCAGCTTTAGGTTATGTTGAATCAATGGGGTATACACCTCGTTGTAAACCAAACGCAGTAGTAGCTTCATACGTAGCAGATGCAATTTGTAAATAAGCACCTTTAGCTCAATTGGTTAGAGCAACTGACTCATAATCAGTAGGTCGCAGGTTCGATTCCTGCAAGGTGCACTAAAAAGTAAGTTATTAAAATAAAGGAGAAACAAATTATGGAAACAACATCTTTCGTTTTAGGTATGCTCTCGATTATTGCAGTTGCTTTTATGGCTGTGATTATTTGGGGTATAGTTAAGATTAACAAGTTAACATCTGAAGTGGTATTTACTCATAAATGGATAAATAATACTGTTCAAGATAGGGATTATCAACTTCAGCAAGTTTACGAAAAAATTAAGGAAAATGATCGTCAAACATCTTATGAACTTGAACGAGTTTATAACCAAATAGCTGAATGTCGTTCATATACAGATTCACGTATAGATAAAGTACTAGGTACAACTGGTGCTAAACAATTAATTAAAGGATAATAATTTTCAACTTACTTTTTAAAGCGGCTTTTAGCCGCTTTTTTTCTTATTATATTATAATATGTATAAGGTATAGGCGAATGTATTAAAACCGCTAAAAACCAGTTTTAACCATATGTATATGATATGAATATTAACAAAATATTTAGTTTATTTAAGTCTCCTGAAGAACCTGAAGAGACTATATCACAGATAGATTTATCTGAAAGTCCTGTAATATGGATTGGGATGTTTAAAAGATTAATCACTAATTATGAGACATTTGCTAAACAATTAATTAAATTCTTAGGTGATGCTAACCCAGATTTAGATGTTGTTGAGATTGAAAGAGTTAGTGGTTATATGGTTTATGATAAAGCTTATAATCACTTATTTAAATTAGATATTACTAATGAAACACATCTTGATTGTATAAAACTATACTCAGATGATATTTTCAAGAAAACATTAAATACAGCTTTAATATACTTTGAAAATGTAGAAGAATATGAAAGATGTACATTCTTGAAACAAATTCAAGACATAGTAAACCTTTCTTAAGAATAATTTGGCCCCGTAATTTTCTTTTATTATTATATAATTACGAGTTATAAGAAAAACATTAAAACGTAAGATATAAGAAACGTGATAATATGATAATGTTATTAAAAATAAATATATGAAAAATAGAAACAGTATTTTACATGAACTCAATAAAATTGAGGGACTAACTAATCAACTTAACTTCATTGTTAACCAACAACAGCCAATTGAAGAATATAAGGCCGCATTGGAACGCATTAGAGAATCAATTGAACAAGCTAGAGCATATGTTGAAAGTGAACCGGTTGATGGATATGAATTAAATGTTGCTGCACGATGAAATTAACAGCAGAACAAATCCAAGATAATTGGAACAAATTTTTGTCCATCATTGATGAACATATTTCTGAACCTAGATGCTCTGAATTAAAAGCATTTTATGAGCAATATGCTGAACGTATTATGCTTATGCCTGCTTCTCATAAAAAAGAATACCACAATGCATTTCCAGGTGGTTATGTAGATCACGTGTTACGAGTAGTACAGTGTGCTCTCAAACTAAATAAAGTTTGGGTAGAAATGGGAGTAGACACTTCAACATACACAGTTGAAGAATTAGTATTTGCTTCTTTAAACCACGACCTAGGTAAAATGGGTGATGAACAAAACGAATCATATATACCCCAGACAGACCAATGGCGTAAAGAAAAACTAGGTGAAGACTATAAATTCAATGATCGACTTGAATATATGTCAGTACCAGATCGTGGATTACATTTACTCATGTCTCACGGTGTTACATTCTCCAGAAACGAGATGTTAGCAATCAAGTTACATGATGGTCTATATGATGATGCTAACAAACCATATTTAATGTCTTGGTCACCAGAAACAAAACCACGTACTGCATTAGTGTTTATTGTGCATCAAGCGGATTTAATGGCAGCACGTATTGAGTTTGAACAAGTATGGATGCCTAAACTTAAAGGCGAAGTAACCCAAAACTCTCCATCAAACTTTACTATTAAAGAAAAAAAAACTAAAACTAAAGCTTTAGGTAGTATTAAAAGTGAAGGATTAAAAAGTTTATTAGATAATATATGATAATAGCTATTGTTATATTAAGTTTAATGGTCGTAATCTTAGGATATACGACCTTTAACTTACTTAGAAAAAATGAAAAGCAAGAAGATATCCTTTTAGGATACATGTCTTACTTAAATAAAGTATCTGATATAATCGAAATGTCAGATAAAAAACTTAAAGAAGTAGATGCTAAAGAATCATTTAAATCAGATGATGAAGTAGGTTTCTTTTTTGAATCAATTAAACAAATCCAAAGTGTATTGAACCAGTTTAATATTAAAAATTTATGACAAGTGATATAACTCAAGAAGTTTTAAAAAAAACTAAAAGTAAAGGTGTTCAATATTTCACTCAAGAAACAGAAAATGCAATTGTTGAGTATAATAATACTTTGGATTTTGAAGTAAGAAGTAGAATTTATCGTGATCGAATCCATTATGCTTTCTTTAAACTAACAGAAAACATTATTCATACTTTTAAGTTTTATTATACTGAGGTAAGTAATATTGAAGATTTACAACATGAAGTAATTTCATTTTTACTTTCTAAAATTCATTTATTTGATCCAAGTCGAGGAGCTAAAGCATATTCGTATTTTGGTACAATTGCTAAGCGCTATTTAATTATCTCAAACACTAAAAATTATAAGAAACGAGTAGATAAAGCCCCAATTGAAGAACTTGAATCTGATGAAAAATATAGCTACTCACTATCAGATGATCCTATAGATAAACTTTCTTTGTTTATAGATGAATTTACAGGGTATTGTTCTAAAAATATATATACTCTTTTTCCTAAAGAAAGTGATGCTAAAATAGCAGACGCTATTCTAGAATTATTCCGTAAAAGAGAAAGTATAGAAATCTTTAATAAAAAAGCACTGTATATATACATCCGAGAAATAATTGATGTTAAAACTCCTAAAATCACTAAAATAGCAAATAAATTATATGATATGTTTAAAGAACATTATTATTTTTATTTGGAAAATGGTTATACAAATTTCCCATAATCATATTTATTGTTAAACACGTACCATGAATGGTTTAGATAATGTAGTATTTGGTGGTAAGAAATTTTCTGATATTTTAGAAGAGATATATAATAATCAAAAGAAAAAAGAAAAACAAATCTCTGCTTTAATATCAGAGTTAAAACCACTAGTAAACGAGATAGGAGATGCTACCTTAATTGTTCCTTTAATTAAAGAATACTTAGAAATAAGTGTTAAAAATGATGAGCAATTAATTAAAATGGCTACTATTGTTCAACGTATTATGAGTAATAATGGAACTGCTGAAGGTGGTTTTGGTATCTCTGAAGAAGAAAAAGCTCAATTACTTGCTGAAATAGATAAATTTAAAGAAGGAGATGAGTAATGAAAGATGAGAAATGGAGGCTGAATCGTAAGATTGGTAATTATACTACTATGCTTGCTGATAAAGCAGGTGGGTCAGCTGGTTCATCTAATACTGTTAGAGTTAAAGATATTATATTAGATAGTTCTCATCCTTTATTTAACCAATACGGACAATGGAATGGTGTTGGTACTATATTTTTTGAATCAACTCAAAATCCTATTTTTTCTCCATCTACTAAATTAATAGCTGCTTATCCTTTATTATCTAATATAAAACAATACCCATTAATAAATGAGTTAGTTACTCTTCTTTACTTATCAGATACTAATATACTTGAAAACACTACATCTGTGTCTCCATATTATCTTCCTCCTTTAAATTTATGGAATAGTCAAATCCATAATGCTTTACCATCAGCAGATATATTACCACCTGAACAACAAAAAGATTATCAAACTGTTACAGCTGGTTCTTTTAGAAGAGTAACAGATCAAAGCACTGAAATTAAGTTGGGAAATACATTTAATGAAAGTAATGTTTTAGATATTTTTCCTCTTTTACCTTATGAGGGTGATATAATTTATGAAGGTAGGTATGGAAACTCTATTAGATTAGGTGCTACTGTCAATAATGCTCCTAATGGAAATAATTGGTCATCAATTGGTAATAATGGTAGTCCAATAATGATATTAAAAAATGGACAATCATTCACTCAAACTAATGTTGAAGGAACTAACGAATCATGGGTACCATGTCTTGAAGATATAAATAATGATCAATCTTCTATTTATTTAACATCAACACAAAAGATTCCTTTAACATTACGAAATGAATTATATGGTTCATATGAAGGATTAACAGAATCTCCAACACCTGCTAACCAATTCTCAGGAAACCAAATCATTCTTAACTCAGGTAGATTAGTTTTTAATGCTAAAAATGATCATATTATTTTAAGTGCTGATAAATCAGTCCATCTCTCAGCTGGGTCATCTATTAATTTTGATACTGGTAATCAAATTGGATTAAAAGCAGATAAAACTATAATTTTATCTCCTAAAATATATTTAGGTTTAGCTCAAGGTACTGAAGGATATGTTGGGTCTGAAATTCAATCTGTTGTTTTAGGTGAAAATTTAATTCAAGTTTTAACTAATATTTCAAACGCTTTAACAGGTATAGGACAAGCTATGAGTACAGCTGCTGCTGGACCATTTCCTGTACCTTCTTTATTAGCTGAAGGTCCACGTCTTATAGGTGAGGCTGAAAGTTTAAAAAAACTTATTGGGGAAATTACTTCTAGTCCTTTATTATCAAAAACTGTTAAAACTAAAAAGTAATGCCAATTAATTTACCTATACCATCAAGTATTTTTTCATTAGTATCTGTTGGAGTTAATGATAGCAGCTCAGGTACTAGTGGACCTAATGAATCAATTAATACTAACTCTGCTGTAGCTAATAATTTAATTATTAGTGGAGTAGTTGTTGATGAAGAAAAAAAACCAATGGTTGGAGTGAATATTACTTTTACTCAAACTCCAGGAATTAATACAGAGTATAATGGTGTTATTGAACCTATAGCTGATAATGTTGTCACTAATGATAAAGGAGAATGGAGTATAATTTACCCAAGAACTCAAATTGATCTTAAATCAGTTAATATTATATTTTTTAGACAAGGATATAAAACTGATAATATTTCAAATCCTCAAATTACTACTCAATATCCATCTACTATTTCTCCCTTAGAAGTAATTAAAGTCTCAACTCCTGAAGTTGAACCACCATATGAGTATAGAGTAGGGAATGAGATTTTTAAAAGTTCTGATCAAAATGTAGCTAAAACTAAAGCTACTAATTATGCTTTAAAAGCCAATGATCCTAAATATAGGGGTGCTTCTATTATTAATATTAGAAAAACACTTTTTGCCGCTCCTAAACCTGAAGAGATTATTCAACCTTTAACTCAACCTATTATTGATGAGGTTAATAAACTTGAAAGAGCCCAAGATGAAGAAAAAAACAAACAAGAACTACCAGCCTCAGCTAAATTAGCAGTTAGAGTTAGTATTCAAAAAGAAAAAGCTAAAAAAAAGTTAATACCTTTTATTATTAAATTATTAATACCTTTTGGTGTAGCTGTTGTTCAAGCTGTATTAGCTAAAGCTTCTTTAGATAAAATAAAAGATCAAATTCTATGTCCTAAACAAGATGAAATATTAAAACTTATAAATAAAAGAAATAAACTTGTTAAGCAAATAAATAATCTGTATAAAGCTGTGACCACTATGTCTAAAATATTGATTGGTGCTAATATAGCTATTACAGCCATACAAGTTGGGATTCTAGCCATCACTGTTCTACCACTACCTGCACCCCCTGCTATACCAGTTGGTGCTGGAGTACTTCAAGATCAATTAAAAAAAGCTAGAATAGTAGTTAACATTATGACTTTAACATTAGCTGCTTTTGGAGCTGTGTTAGGTATTATATTACGATTATTAAATAGTTTAGATTTTTTACTACAAGAATGTGCTCAAAGTCAAAATGTACCTTTTGAAAAAATCAATGATGAATTAAATTTATTTGTTAATGAATCAACAGGTGTTAGTAATGTAACAGCTATAGAGTCAACAAATAATACTTATAAAGGATTTACTTTAGAATTAATTTTAGATCCTTTAAGTGATAACAAATACCCAAAACGTTTTGCTCAAGCTTTAACTCGAAATGGTATTCCTGTGTTAAAAACAGACTCATCATTTGCTTCTGACCCACAAGTACTATTAGATCAATTAAAATTTATTATAGATTCAAATCCTGATTTAAATGCTGGATAATTAAATATTTATTACTATGAAAACAGATATGTTAAAAAAGTTAATTAAAGAAGCAGTTCGTGAAGCAATTCAAGAAGAAATTAAAGATATACTTCTTGAAGCCGTACGTTCTCCTAAAACTATAATTAATGAGAATACTAACCCTATTCCTTACACCACAAAACCATCACCCATTAACCCAGATATTAAACGTAATTTACGTAGTATGATTGGTAGTGAATTTGATGCTACTATAACTGCTAATTCATCACATGCTCAACATGCTTATACTCCTCCTCCTGTTAGCACAACAGGTGAAGGTTCAAGTTTACCAGGTGGTGAAGTAAGTTTAGATCAAATAATGGGATTAATGACTACTAAATAATGGCATTTAGAATAGCAAATAAAAATCCTTTAGAAGTTAATGGTAAAACAGCCATTGGTGTAGCTATCCCTTTTAATGTTGATGATGTGTTTAGATCAACATACACTACTGTTGATCAAGTTAAATCAAATATAATTAACTATTTATTAACTAATACTGGTGAACGTGTTTTAAATCCTAATTTTGGATCAAATTTAAGAGCATTTTTATTTGATAATATAACTGAAGCAAATTTAAGAGCTTTAGAAATTAAATTAACTAATGATATTCAAAATTATTTCCCTAATGTTACAATAGATTTGTTAACTTTAACACCTTCATATGAAGAAAATGCTATTACATTAGATTTTAATTTATCTGTTTATAATGGTACTCCTCAAACTGTTCAAATAATATTATAATAATGGCGGCTGAAAATAGAGATATAAAATATTTAAATAAAGATTTTGGTGATTTTAGAGCAGCTTTGGTTGATTATGCTCGGACATATTACCCAAACACCCTAAATGATTTCTCCCCAGCATCTCCTGGGATGCTGTTTATGGAAATGTCAGCTTATGTAGGTGATGTTCTATCCTTTTATCTTGATAACCAAATCCAAGAAACTTTTGCTCAATATGCTAGACAAGAAAGTAATCTTTATTCTTTAGCATATATGTTAGGTTATAAACCTAAAGTTACAGGAGTAGCTACAACAACCGTTGATTTTTATCAAAAAGTACCAGCTACTGGAGAAACACCAGATTATGATTATGCTTTATCAATAGCAGCTAATACATCTTTATCTTCCAACACTTCAAATTTTTTACTTCAAGAATCTGTAGATTTTTCAATCACTAGTCCTTCTGATCCAACTGATGTGAAAATTTTAACAGTTAATGAAACTGGTAATCCTTTATATTTTCTATTAAAAAAATCTCGTAATGTTATATCTGCAACAGTTCAAACTAAAGATTTTTCTTTTGGATCTCCTCAACGTTTCCAAACTATAGAAATAAATAGCACAGGTATAATTCAAATATTAGATATAACAGATAGTAATGGTAATAAATGGTATGAAGTACCTTATCTAGCTCAAGAAATGTATATGGAAGGTATTGCTAATACAGAGACTGACTCAGGAGAAGTACCATTTTTACTACAATTAAAGAAAATCCCTAGAAGATTTGTTTCAAGATATATTTCACCAACAGTTCTTCAAATACAATTTGGAGCAGGTACAACAACAGCAAATGTTGAAGAACAAGTGATTCCTAATCCAACTAATATAGGTTCTAGTTTAACTGGAAATATTAATGCTTTTCAACAAACTGCTTTTGACCCAGCTAATTTTTTATTCACTAGTACATATGGTATAGCTCCTTCTAACACTACTTTAACAGTTAGATATTTAACAGGTGGTGGAATATCCTCTAACGCGGCTGCTAACACTATTAATAATATTGTTGATGCAGGTAATGTCACATTTGCTGGATCTGCTCCTGATCCTGATATAAGAGAAGATGTTTTAGGTTCATTAGCTTTAACTAATCCAACTGCTGCTACTGGTGGATCCAATGGAGATTCACCTGATGAAATAAGGTTTAATTCTTTAGGTGTATTTGGAGCACAATTAAGAACAGTAACTCAAGCTGACTATATTGTTAGGGCTTTAAGTTTACCTTCTCAATATGGATCTATAGCTAAAGTATACGCTGAACCTGAAAAATTAGAAAACCTACTCCCAGGTGAATCATTAGCAGCTACAAATTTATATGTATTAGCTTATGATGATAGTAAAAAATTAAAATATGCTTCAACTACTTTAAAACAAAATTTAAAAACATATCTTTCTCAATATAGGATGGTTAATGATTCTATAAAAATTAAAGATGGATATATTATTAATATTAGTGTTGATTTTGATATAGTTATATTACCAAATAGTAATAGTAATGATGTTTTATTTAGATGTATAACAGTTTTAAAAGATTATTTTAATATTGATAATTGGCAAATGAATGAACCTATTTTATTAAAAGATGTATCTGTAACTTTAGATAGAATAGATGGAGTGCAAACAGTTAAAGATGTTAGAATCACTAACCTAGTAGGAGGTGGTAGATATTCATCCTGGGCTTATGACATACCTGGAGCTACTACAGGTAATGTAGTTTATCCCTCAGTTGACCCAATGGTTTTTGAAGTCAAATATCCTGATAGTGACATCAGAGGTCGCGCTGTATCTTTTTAATTTTTATATTTATAATAAAAAATGGCTGTTTATAAGATATTTCCAACTAAAGATGCTACTATATATTCTCTATACCCTAGTCGAAATACAGGTTTAGATGAAATAATTGAATCATCTCTTTCAGTTAATAATGCTTCTGCTTTACCTCAAACTAGCAGATTTTTAGTCCAATTCTCTGATAGTGAAATAAATGATATTATTAATAATAAAATTAGTGGATCTAATTGGAAAGCATATTTTAAAGGATATGTAGCTGAATTAAATGGATTAAATTTAGATACCCAACTCGAATTCTACCCAGTCTTTGGATCATGGAATATGGGTACAGGAAAATATAATTATTCTCCTGAATATCAAAATGGTGTAAGTTGGGGATGGAGATCATATTCTGGTAGTAATGCTTGGATAATAGCTGGTTTTCCAGCTAATGTTACTGCTTCATATAGTGGTACTTTGGGTGGAGGTAATTGGTATTATAGTTCTTCAAATACAACAGTATTACCTATATTTTCAACTCAAAGTTTTACATATGCTGATTCTGGTGATATTAACACTAATATCACTAATATGGTTAAAGCATGGTATAGTGGATCAATAGTTAATAATGGATTTATAGCTAAACAAGCTGTTGAATTTATTTATAATGAAAGTTATGAGAATAAAATGCAATTTTTCTCTAGAGACACTCATACTATATATCCTCCTCAACTTGAATTTAGATGGAGAGATTATATCTTCAATACAGGATCTTCTACTAATACTATATTAACTACTACTAATGCTACTGTAGCACTTGATGAAAATCCAGGTATTTTTTATCCTGAAAGTATAAACAAATTTAGAGTTAATAGTAGACCAACTTACCCAGCAAGATCCTTTCAAACAGCTTCCTATTTTACAAAAAATTATTATCTTCCAACGTCATCATATTATTCTATAAAAGACTTGGATACTAATGAAGTTGTCATAGATTTTGATGACCAATATACTCAATTAAGTGCTGATAACCAGAGTAGTTATTTTACATTATATATGAATGGTTTAGAACCTGAAAGATATTATAAAATACTTATTAAAAGTATTATAAATGGATCAACAATAGTTTTTGATAATGATTATTATTTTAAAATAATTAATGGCTGAATATCCTTTAAATAGAACAGTTTTTAAAAAAGAGGCTTATGAGAATGCTATTGATATTTCATTATCACAAGTATCATCTCCAACTCCTCCTTTAGAGGATACTATAAGTGTATCTGAATTTTTTGACTTATATGACGCTATTTTTTATGATATACCTACAGAAGGAGATACTAATTCTCATAGATATATAGCTCAAACTAGTGGTGATTATGCTGGATTTGAGCAAGGGAATGAAGACATACAAGCTTTATTAGATGAAATAACAGAATTAAGACAACAGAATTTAGAATTACAACAACAAAATTTAGATTTAAACCAACAACTAGCTAAACTCCAAACCCAAAACACTTCTAGTGTTATGCTGAATATCAACTAATGGCTACTATAATAAACGAAATAAACCCAATAACTTTTGAAATCCAGACTTATACCCCTCAGGATTTATCTTCTATTCCTTCTGAAGTAGTTGATTCAGCTTGGGGTAATGATGGAAGTAAAGGAGAATATACTGAATGTACTATTGCTTCTCCTGATGGTTTATTTCAAATCACTGATCAAAATTTCCAAGGTCTTATCCCTGCTGGATATACTTCAGCTGATGGTGTCACATATAAAGTTGAAGTTGATCCTGAAAAAACATTACGTAGTAAAGGATTTAGTGGAGGTAGCTTTAATATTATATATAGATTTTTAAGAAATGAATTAAGTTCATCTTATGATAATAGATCATATCTTCTTAAAGAAATATCCCCAGATAGAACTGAAGTAAGATTAGTAAATAATTTTATAGGTAATGATGATTTATTAAATCTTCTTACTGAATTTAAAAATAGACCTAATAAAGGTTACTTCCAGGATTTTTATTTAAATTTTGGTAGTAATAATTTAGTTATAGCTAATAATATTATTCTTGATAATACAAAAGCTAAATATGAATTATTAGTTAATCTGTATGAACCTCTTCCTCCTCAAGTTCAATTAAGAGAACCTTTATGGATTGTAACTCAACCTGCTGATCCTTTAGCTTTTAATGTTCAATTCCAACCTGAAGTTATTGTACCAAAAGTATATAACCCAACTATTAAAAGCGCTAATTTTAATGTTCCTATAAAAGATAGAACTAATAATTCAACTCAACCTATTAGTTATGAACAATTAATAACATCTAGTTTAGTATCTTCATATCAACAAATAAATTCATATTTAGCTGATAAAGGAATTAATATAAGTATTGATTATTCTAATTTTGAAAACTTCATACATTTCTCCTCAGCTAAATCTAGAGTTGAAAACTTTGCTTATAAAGTTCAATTAATTAAAAAATATTATGCGGATATAGATGCACTTAAAACAGCTGGTTCAACACCTTTAGTAGAATCTAATATTTTATACTTAAATAATAAAATTAATGATACTATTAAAAATTTTGATGGATTTGAGTACTATCTTTATTTTGAATCTGGATCAACAACATATCCTAAACTTACTACAACTCCTCCATATGTGTTACGACCCTGGGGATCAACTGTAGTTAATAATTGGTATTCATCTTCAATAATGAGTGCTTCATTTTATGATGAAAATAATAAAGATTATTTAATTAATACTATACCTGATTATTTAAGAGAAGATCCTCAAAATGATCCTTATAAAGTTTTTGTTGATATGATGGGTCAACAATATGATAACATATGGATTTATTATAAAGATGTTACAAATCGTTATAATGGAGATAATCGTTTAAATTATGGTATTTCTAAAGATTTAGTAGCTGATGCTGTTAGATCATTTGGATTAAATGTTTACCAAAACAATTTCTCCTCAATTGATTTATTTAATGCTTTTATAGGCTACAACCCAGACAATAAATTACGAGAAGCTAATTCTCCAATTGTTAATGATTATATATCTGTTTCTCAAGAATCTTTAGAAATACCTTTAGATGATGTTAATAAGGAGATGTATAAACGTATTTATCATAATTTACCTTATTTATTAAAATCTAAAGGAACAGTAGCTGGTTTACAAAATATTATTAGTATGTTTGGTATTCCCAATACTGTGTTAACTATAAGTGAATTTGGTGGTAAATATAGTGGTCCTAATAATCCATCTTTTGGTCCTTTATCTGTAACAGGTATTAGAGATATTGTTCCTGATAACATAGAAATTTATCAATCATTAGAAATTGATGATTTTAATAAGACTTATTCTACTATGGTTCCTATAGTTACTTTAGATGGAGACAATACTTATAAACCATTAGTATTATCAACAGTTAAAAGTATATTTCAAGAACCTTGGTATAATTATAATTTTAAAAGAAGTCTAGCCCCTAGTGTTAACACAATAGAAATTGCTTTTTCACCCCAAAATGATATTGATACCTATATCCAATCCTCAGCACCTTTTGATATAGGTTTGTATATAGCTAATCCTATATATGATTTTAACAATTATTCTTCTTATTACTCTCGTTTATCTTCTCCATCTAATATATTATTAAGTAATAGATATAATCTTTCAAATTATTTAAATGTTATAAAGCAATTTGATAATTCATTATTCTTAATGATTAAAGATTTTGTTCCTGCTAAAACAAATCTTAAATCAGGAATTGTTATTAAACAACATTTACTAAACAGAAGTAAACATGATGCTCCTAGAGCATATGTAGATAGTAGTTCATATACCGGTACTTATACCCCTTCAGAAACAGTTGAAGGTGGTACAGGTGGTTCTTTTGACCCATATAATACTTTAACTAATCCTTCAAATAGTCAATTTTGGTATGAACAAATACCTACACCTTTAGGATATACTAGTTCATATCATAGTGATCAATCTGAATTTTATAATGGAGAATTACCTAATTCTGCTTTTGTAGCTATAACTGGAGAAGGTAATCCTCAAAACTTAGCTAAATATCCTGGTAATGGCGCATTTGTATATAGTGTTATAGTTCAAAATGGACCTTCATCTTCGTTTTTAAGCAGTGGCCCTTCTACAGGACTAATACAAATATGGTATGACCAGGATGAATTGTTATGGACTTCTGCTAATGATCTTTTAGGTCCTGGAGCCACTCCAACATTAGGTACAACTAGTACTCCTGTTGTTAAACCATCAGTAGCACTACCTCCTCTACCAGATACAACAGATAGAGATGGTTCATCTGGTGGTGGTTCAGGTGGCGGCTTAGGTGTAGGAGGAAGTGGAAGAACAGATACTGATGAAAGACTAAGATTATAAATATAAAAAACTAAAAATATGCCTATCTTAAATTATGGTATTCCACAAACACCTGGGGCTAAATTAATAAAGATATCTACAACTGATCAAAATGGTAATGATCTAACTAGTATATTACTTAATTTACAGTCTGTGACTGTTAAACCAATTGGTGGTTCTCCTGTGACTTACAATATTACAAGTACAATTCAAAAACCTAGTTATTTTTTATATCAAGTAGAAACTAATCCAACAGATATTGATGGTGGTTTTGAACCTATCGCTTATTTTAATCCCGGAGTTGAAGGTTTTGTTTCCTCAGATTATGATGTTACTTATGGTTATGCTGATTTTTCTCAATTCTCATCAAGATTTATGGATGTAGATTATGGATGGATAGGAGGTATAAATACACCTGTTAATTTCTTTAATATAATAAATGGTACAGCTGATAGAGCCGCTGTACAAGATTCAAATTATGCTTCATATGCTTGGTCTAATATTAGATATAATGGATCAAGAGTTAGTTCACGTGATTTTAATGTTCCTTTTTAAAAAATAAGTTATTATGGCTTTAAATACTCGTTTTACAAGACCCAATACATCACCAACATCCCCAAACCCAAATAGTCCTGCTAATCAAGCTGGTAAATTTGATACATCACCATATGGTGGTAAAGAAACCCCTCAAAACCCTCTTACTCCAGGATTTGATTATGGTACATTTCCTGATGAAGCTGTAGCAGAGCAAAATCAAACATATTTTGCTTATTTTGATGGTATAGGAGGTATGGGTCCTGAAATTATTGATCACACAGCATATTTTATTAAATATATAGTTGATGATAAAGGAAATGTTGTAAATCCTGAACCTGATTTAACAAATAGAGATCAATCTAATGCTTTATGGAATTTACTTGATAATTATGAATCAGGTAAAGGAAAAAAAGCTTTTGTTAAACTAATAGAACCTAATCCTATAGAGGTGGATATACCTGTAGGAGAATGTATAGGTGGTCTTCATGAAATAACCCATGTAGGTAGATTAGCTAATATAGCTGTGACTGAGATTGGAATATTAAATGATAACTTTATTAATACTATGAGCTTTGGAGAAGGTGTTTCTTTAGGAGAAGTAGCTAACTTAAATTTAACATATAGATATGTAGCTCCAGCTAACAATAATCCTGATATTGCTCCTGGTGAAAGAACATGGACTTATTTAGGAGCTGTAGGTAAATATATAAATTACTTTGGATCAGGATCCCCAGATCCTGATGGAAGTGAAGAAAAAAGAGTGTTTTTTAATCTAACTAGTTCTTTTAGCACTGCTAGTTGGAGTACAAATGCTAATGATACAACAGGTAGATTTGTAATATTATCTTCTAGTATTGATTCTAATACTAGAATTAGATTTAATATTTCTTTATGTTTATTTTATTATTATGATCAATATCGTTTCCCAATAACCCCTGGTCCTGGTGTATCATTACCATCACGTGCTCAAATGGATGCTATTGAAGATCAATTAAGATGTACTATTAGATTATATCAAAATGGAAATATTATAGCTCAATCTGGTCCTATGGAAATCCCAAATGTGTATGTGAATGGTAATATTGGTTACCGAATTTTTCAAACTCCATGGATTCAAGATTGGAATACTAATGATAACTTTGAAGTTAGAGTGTATGGTAACACCTCTTTCCCAGGCTTATTTGGTGCCCCACCTCTAGCTAAAGCTTCTCTACCAGCTCTTGTTAAAATAGCGTCTACTGTAACGATTGAATTATTAAGATATCCCATTTTTTATATAGATTATTTTATTATAAATATTATTGAATTATT